TTTTTGTAGGACTCTGGATCTTACGAAGTGGAAAGGTATGCGACAAGTCGCACCGTTAAAACCACTCGCCAGAGACAAATAGTATTAACGTCAATCACTCGATTGGTGCTTCGACACTTTGTTTGCCCCGTATTTCGGAGCGCAAACTATCATAGTCTAAAGCGAGATATGTTGCCAAACCTAGACGTTTTCCGCGACGGGCCAAGAGTTTCTGCCAATAACAGAATACCTCCCTTGGATGGTGCGCGAGAAATCTCATCACGTTAGTGCAACGATCTCCCAAATCGTTCGTATTCTCCTTCGCAGAGGAAGGGCGATACTTCAGCTCCCTAATTATACAGGGGATTGGTAATGGAGCGACCCATATGTCAGCTTCACTATCATAAATGAATGGACTTTTAAGAAAAGTAACATCATTAATATCAATATAAGGTTCTAGTTCTTTACCTTTTTCAGCGGAAGTAATAGTTACTCCCAACTCGCGCATTACTGATTGAATATATAATGCGTCATATCCTTTATCCAAAATCGACTTTTTAACTGACATAACTACGTCGTCTCCGTACGTCAACATACGAACAGATGCGTCAAATTCGGTAAGGTGTGAATTTAAATCATTTTTAATTGAGAATGATATAAAACTCATCCATATAAGGAAAGTATTGGCAAGAGAATTGAAGACGTCTGTAAATATGGCTCCAGACTTGTTACCCTGCGTTGATTCAAATACTAGCGAATTCATAACATGAATTCCATTTTGAAGTGCGTACAACAGCGAATGTCGCGCGAGTTTATCTTCAGGTGTGTCTATAGCTTCATAGAATCTATCGGTAACCTCTCTAAAGAATGTATAACATTCAGCGGGAAGTGAACCGTCAAAGTTCTTGTAATCGAAAGCTTGTCCATAATCTGAAAATCCTCGCAAACCAAGCGCATATTGCGCCCACACTGCATCTTTATCACGTCCAATTCCATGATACAATTTGAATCCCGGATGACTTCTATACACATCAACAAATGATCCAAAATATTTGCGACATAATAATACAAGATCTAATGACCCTTGTTCGAAAACACGAGTGTTTCCTGCCAAAACTTTAGCTTGTGGCCGTAATTCGTCTTTCAATGTACTAATAAATGGAAATATGGGCACTACTCCACGGCGCAACATATCATCTTTTTCACTAACTATCTCAACGAAAGTCTTATGTGGGATCTTACGTGTTAACGCCATTTGGCTAAAGCAATAACGTTGTGGGTCACCAACTGGCACTTCAACAACATCAAAAATCTTACGTTTTCCACATCCAAAATACTCTTGCCACATTCCAGATGAAGTCCGCATATTTAAAGGTCCAGTGGACCCGTTCCCATTAATAGTTTCATCAAGTGTCCATACTTTGGGTTCATATTCAAAACTATCCAATTTAGCAATAAAGTACTGAGCACACGATCGTATGTATCTTAATGGTACACCGGAGGCTTTATCAGTTTCCCACTTTTGCGCTCCAGTAATTAGTGGATCGACAGTTCCATTAGCTACTTTAGCAGTCGGGTGATAATCACATTCGTCTTCATTGATAAGACATGGTATTCTTTCGAATGCTGAATGTCTAGAAACATATTTTGATAATTTTTCTCCATTGATAATAACTTCACTATACAATGGCGATTGGCTAAACCAATACGAATTATTCACTGGTTGCGCACGAACTTCCGCAATTCGTTCAGGTACGACGATGTTTGTCAAACCACGTATCGGAGCAGCTCCACCACAATAGTGATTTAGATCTGCCGCAGCATGGATGCCAGCAATCCCGTGTCCCAAAACATAATAAGGTCGGCCACAATCACCAAATATCGTATTTTGTTTTCGTCCACTATCGTCTTCTCTATAGCTAACTTCATATAAGTCATTATTAATAGTTTGATTAAGTTTGGCATAATACATTGGACGATTGGATAGATAACCAGTCCAATCAACGTGTTTATCATAACTCTCATAACACCCCAACAAAATGCCATGTCTATTAGTTATTTTAGGATCCTGAATAATATGCTTACGTATGTTACTCACATTAGGAGTAACTACGGATAATGTACACACATACAAGTCAACTGATGGTATGTCTTTCCTCTGGTCAATAGGTATGGCATAAGGCTTACAACCCATTGTATCTCCTTCGAAAACTGATGGCATGGTTATATAAATACGCCCACCTTTATCCATATGTTCCTTCTCCAAAAAGAAGAAATGCTTATTTATTAGTATGGTTTGGTTATCAACATACATTGCATATTGTTCTCCAAGTATACTAGTAGGACTAGTTCTCCAAGATATTTTAACTATATTCTTGCGGATCTTCTTAATGATCTCTATATCTTTAATATCTAATCCTATGTCTTGTGGAATATAATTATGCGCGGGTAAATGGCTATTATTTGGTTTTATT